TGTATGAATCTCAAAGTTCCAACGAACGATGAGTTCGGGGAACACCACGTTGCCAGAACCATTGACATAAGATGTCTCAGGCACAACGTCAACGACGTTCATGGGCAGTGTTCCTGTGGTTGCAGAGGCTGCAACAGCTACGCGGCTATCGCCAGTAGTTGTCAAACCAGTGTTCTGAACCAATTCCACGTTAGTACCGATAACGGTATATTGAGTGGTAGATGAAGGCAACAATCCAGAAGATGTGTTGTCAGCAGTAGTACCAGCAGCGATCACAACCTTGAACAAGGTGTTGGGGTCATTAACCACGTAAGCGGTAATAACTGTACCTGTCGGGGCAGTGGTGTTTGCGGGGAAATACTGGGCAAAAATGGTTTGGCCTTGCGCGTTAACGTAAGAACAACCCATGAATACACCCATGATTTGTGAAGTGGTCACAGTTGCGCGAGCAGAAGTGACGGCGGATTTAATGATTGTGCCGTTGTCGATCATCTCGACGACATCACCATTAAAGATTGCAGTGTTGTAGCCGGAAGCAATCCGATACTGACGAGTAGCGCCCGCGAAGGGTGTACCGCCGTATAGATTGATCGGCTTCAAACCATAAGGTTTATCTACCGTTGGGTAAGCCATTTTAGACTCCTAAATTTAAGAACCAGAACCGAAAGTGACATTCGACTTCTTATCAGCGAATAACGCCATATTGGATCGAGCGTCCCTCTCACGAAGGAAATTGTTGTCCACCGAATCCATTTGCATTTTGTTCTTGTCTTCAAAGTGCTTAGCACGTTGTTCCATGAACTCAGCAGGGATGCGACAAAGCAACAAACCGCCTATTTCGATACCGCCTTTGAAGCGGCCTTCGATGGCAGCGTGCATCATTAGCTCAGGATAATCCTCTGCTTTGCAGGGTTCGTATCCTTCGCGCAACTTGGACGAAATGTTGCTGGGGTCTGCTGTTCCCAGCGTACTTAACCTGATATAGCGGTGTTTCCAACCGGGTCTATCTTCTGGCATTGGAAGAGCCTCTGGGGCGCTCCATGAAGTTGGACGGAAAGATGTGGCACGGGTTTTTACTTCGCGCGGTTCTCTGTTTTGTTTGACTTCATCCATGATTAAGCATTCCTTTTTAAGTTGGCAACCTGTTTCGCATATTCTTCAATGGGAACCCCAAGCCTGCGAGCTATCGCGGCTTCTGATGCCTTAAGTCGAATGCGGTTGGGTGGTGTGCTTCGCGAAGCCGGGGCTACGGGAGAAGCAATTTTTGTTGCACGGCGGGTCGGTCTATCGTCCTCGTCCGGGGTCTGACTTTGATAGGAGGAGTCATCATCCTCATGGCTCTGATCATTTTGAAAATGCTCAGGAAAACGTTTGCGCATCGTTTTATCGATGGTGCGAAAATACTCTTCAGTACCCGCATAGCCGTCACCATATTGGCTTTTGAGTTTTTTGTCAAGCCCCATTGCAGCCATTGTCATTTCTTCGTCAACGCCAAACCAGTCTGCGTTTTCATTAACCCATGACTGAGTGCGGGGTGTGACTCTGGTTTCTGAGCGGGGCGGGGGTGTATCAGGCTCCTCAATCGGACGCATTTGTTCTGCGCGGTCGATCTTGAGGGTTGCCTTAGTGATTTGCATCTGAGCTTCGGCTACGCCGTCGGAGTCGCCTGACTCATATGCTTCCTTGTATTTCTTCTTGGCTGCGTCCAGTTCCATCTGCGCAGTGGATTTGTTTTGCTCAATGAATACCTCGCTGCCGGTCTTGAGTTGGCCTTTTAAACGCTGGTTTTCCTCGTAGACCTGTTTGGCAAAGGTTTCTGCCGCTTCGCGTTCCCGCAGTGCGGCTTCTTTGGCCCGGCGTTCATCGTGGTAGCCCTTGGAGAACTTCTTGATCCGCGACTGAACTTTCTCGTCGTAGGTTGAAAGCTCTTCATCGGTTGGGTCTTCCACCTTCTCTTTCATGGGTTTTCTGCCACGATCTTGTTCAGGCGTGTCGTCCTCGACCTCGACTTCAAAATTGTCTTCAGCCGCCACTTCGTCTTTTTCGTGGGGGAACTTGTATTCTTCTTCGATCCGTTGTGTTGCCATGTTTTCTCCTTATGCAGCGCGTGTGATGCCGCGCGGGTCTTCCACAACCGCTTCAACTGAATCATCATTGATGATCCTGAATTCGCGACCATGAATCTTCAGGCGAGTTCCTGAATTGGGGCGGACGATGACAAAGTCACCTTCCTTGCACGACGGCCCACTGGGGAACCGGGTGGTGTCTTTATACGCATCGGGGCCAAGCTTGATGACGAACAGGACTGGAGTCAGAACCTCTTCGTAATGCATGGATTGGCTTGATTTCACAATACCAATTTCACTGTCCGAGTACTCTTCCATTGCCTCTGGTACAACGCACAGAAGACGAAATGTTTTTGGATCAGGCAACTGCTTGGCTTTTTCTTCGGCGGTCTTATTCAGAATGCCAGACAGATCAACGGCAGCGACATCAAATTCACTCATCAGATTTCTCCATTTTTTGCACAAGGTCGGTAATGATGTTTTCTGCGTAGTTCAGACCTTGGACGACTCCGCATACTCGGCGATACTCCTCAAGAGATTCGCAACGCCCTGCCGCCACGTAAGCTTCTCGCTCTTGTTTTAGCTTTCCAATTTCTTTGACAGTCATTGAAATGATTGTGTAATCGCTCAATTACGCTCCTTCTTTGGGTTGTTGGGCTGCTTTTGTGCTGCCCGTTGCTGCGCAGCAAGTTGTGCGCGATGTTTGGCGACGTCCACCCCAAGGCGAGCGCCATCCAATTCCATTTGCTTACTTAAGCGATCCTTGTTTGCAGCCGCAGTTGCACTGACCTGCATGGCGGCAATTTCTTTCTGCGCGGCGATGCGGGACTCTTCCACCCGGATCTGGTCTGCTTTTGCCGCCGCATCCAATGCTTGTTTTTGTTGCTTTAGTTTTAAGTCTTCCATTTTTATCTGGAGTTCTTGCATCTGCATCTGAACAATTGGGTCTTGCATCTGCTGCTGGGCTTGTTGTTGTTTGGCCTCTTGGCTGTTTTGTGTAAACAACTGTTGGGCTGCTTCTGCTGCCATGATGGCGATGGTGTCTGCCATTTCCGGCGGGACTTGTTTGTTTTGATCTTCGAATGGGATAGGAATACCCATACGCTTTTCGATCTCCAGTCGGTACTGGAAGCCCACATGTTCATTGATGTGAGCCAGCATTGCGGCCTGCATCATTTGAGCTTGCGGGTTTTGAGCCATGATTTGGGCAATCTTGGGGTCTTGCATTGCCATCATGTGAACCTTGATGTGGGCCTCATGGTTCTGTTGGACAAACGCTTTGACCGGCTTGCCTGTCAAGACATCTTGGTTTTCCTGAACTGGGTCGGTTGGGATTTGGTCGTCCTCGGTCTTGACCAGCTTGGCGGCATTTTTGACCCCCAAAACCTCAATCATCTGACGGTGCAATTGCGGCATGTCGTAGAGTTGCGGGGCTTGTTGTGCCAATTGAAGCACCGCTTGGTACTGAACAATCTTCTGCGCCATTGTGGCTGCGTTGGGGTCGCTGACCGGGATTACGTCCGTTGAGTCGTAGTCTGACTTACGGGCGGCGCGGCTACCCTCTTCTGGGGTGTACTCATAGTCCTCGGGGGCGTAATCTGCGATGATAATTTTTAAGAGTTTGAACTCTTGTTTCATCGAGAAATGCATACGCGACTGAACTGCGCCCATGACCTTGAGGGTTCTTTCCAGAATCGCCAAGGTTGTGCCGACCGGAGCTTGTGCCGACATGTCCGAGACGTTCATGTCGCCGCCGTTGGCAAACGAGCGGCCTTCTTCCACAATGTTTTGGAACAAGGCAAAAAGAACTTGGCTGGGTTCTTTGTACGGCAGGGGGAGAATATTGTCCCGAATAGAGCCAGACGGTACGTCTACGTCTCGGAACTCTCCCGGCTGTATTGGCGTGTCGTCACCCTTGATGCGAAGACCGCGAGACTTGAGGCCCCCGGGTAGGTTTGAAAGTGTTCCCGCATCCACAAGTTGACGGATAAGCATCGTTGCGCTTTTTGCGTATCCTCCGATAAGGTGGATAAGACCATAGCCATAGAAGCCAAAACCGGGGATGTATTGGTAATGGACGAAATGTTGTCGTTTGAGGTGCAGTTTGTCTCCGTCATACCAATTTCTCCTAATGGCTAAGATTGTTCCGGTTTGCTTTTCAATGGTAACGACATACGGCAAGGCAATGCCTGTCTCTTCGCCGTCCTCCTTGTGTTCGTAGCCTTCCAAGTCAAGCTCGACATGCATCTCCAAAATACGGAAACGGTCGTCTTGGATGGCAGACATGCCATCTTCCTCGGCTTTTTGTTTCTCCACGTCATCGAGTTCGTAACCGGGATCACCCAGATCAACATCCCGATAGAACCCGCTGTTTTGGAGCTTCAAGACATCGTTTTTGGTCTTGCGCATGATGTGCGTGACCCGTTCTGCGGTCTCTAGATTACTCGCGCCGTACGGGACAACCAAGTCTTCTGCGGGGATGAATACAGCAACCTGCCGTCCTTTGCTTGGGTCGTAATAGACCTTTTTGAACGCCGAGCCTGTAATAGGCAAAGACCACAGGAGCTTTTCATGTTCCGGGCGGTATTCCGTCATCACCTCCGTCAGTTGGTAGTTCATGTCTTCTTGAACTCTGGCTGCGGCTTCTTCTGTTTCGGGGGATTCTTTGCCGATGATTTTGGTCTTGACCGGCCCCATTGCGGGGAATGTCTCGGTGATGCCTTCGGACTGGAAGCGGACAACTGACTCGGTCAACATGGGGTGAAATACCCCACAGGCTCCCTGCCACGGTTCGGTTCGCTCTTCATACCGCAGACCCAGAAGCTTCAAGCCCTCGACGTAGGTCTGAACCCAGTCTTTTCGGTCTCTTTGGTCTTTGGAAAAATCATCCAGCAGGTCGGAGCTTAAGGACTCCAAAACGGAATCATCCATGAACTCTGCCAGATTGGCGTTGAAATCTTCGTCGGTCTCATTGGGTTCCATGTGGATCGACAGGTCGCCCATGTGGATGTCCACAGATTCAGGGTCTTCGATCTCGATTTCAATGTCTGGGGCGTTTGCTGGGATCAGTTGCTCCAAACCCAGTGGTGCTGCGTACAAGCTTTTTTCCATTTTGTTTCCTTAAACGGTGTAATACCGCTCGGTCTTGCGGCCTCTGAAATACTTGACCTCTTCCTGCTCATCTGAGTCGATTCCAATGAAACCGCCCTGCCGGTATCTGATCAATGCCTGACTGGTCGAATCCACAAGGTCATCGTTGTCGCCATTTGGGAAGGCTGCAAGCTCTTCCATCAGTTCATCGGCCCAGCGGGTCTCAGGACACCAGACCACGCCAGATGCAAACAGGTCTGATATCGCGTTTACACGCGCTATCTTATCGTTTCCTTTGCTTGGTGTGTACTCTGTCAACGGGATTCCCATCATGCGGAGTTCATAGATCAAGGGTGCGCCAGCAGCCTTCTTTTCAACGATCAAACTGTCTGGGTTCCACTCTTTCCACATCTCCATCGCCTTTTGTTTCAACTCTGGAAACTCCATGCGCTGTTTAAACGAGTCCAAAACAATGATGTTTGACTTCATGTTGCCTTGGGCATCGGGGTGTTGGAAGACTCCCCATGTGGTGCAAGCTGAATAGTCGGCGCGGTTGTTCTTCTCAAATGCCGTATCCCAGCTTTGGATCAAATAATCACATAGCGGGGGTGTTTCTTTGTCCCAAATCCGCCACATATCCCGCTTGATGATGGCTGACTCGTTGCCTGTGGGGTTCTGTTGGTACTGGGCTTCCCATTTTGCTGCGGGTAATTCAGCTTTTAGGGCTTCAAGTTCGATTTTTGACCAAAATCCGGGCCAAAGCGGTGTTCCTGACGGCAAAATTGCGGGGAACTCGATGACTTCCCAGTCATCCACGCCGCCTTTTTCTGAGTTTTTCAGGATTTGCCCGGTCAGATCCCTTTTCGACCACCTTGTCATCACGATGATGATGGCCCCGCCGGGCTGTAAACGCTGCCTTGGGCCTGATGTGTACCACTCATAGACCCCATCAAACACTGCGGGGTTGTTTTGTCTGGCTTCTTGTTCAGAATGCGGATCATCAATGATCAAAATGTCCGCGCCCTTACCTGTAACCGCACCACCAACACCAATAGCAAAGTAATCTCCTCCTTTGTCGGTGTTCCACCGCCCCGCCGCCTTTGAATCACTGGACAGCTTGGTGTCAAACACCTTGGCATAGCTCTCAGACTGAACAAGGTTCCTGACCTTGCGACCAAAACCCACCGCCAATTCTGCGGTGTGCGCAGTCTGAATGATCTTTTTCTGCGGATATTTACCAAGAAACCAAGAAGGCAACAAATAAGAAGCAAACTCGGACTTGGTGTGCCGGGGCGGCATATTGATGATCAAACGCTTTAGCGTCCCAGCGGCGACTCTCTCAAAAGCACTTGCCATGATTGAGTGATGCTTTCCAGAAATAAACCCGGGCCACATCTGCGTGACGAAATACAAAAAACTTTCCCGGCATCTCTCAACCCTGTCCATCTCCAACAACTGATAAACCTTGGCCCGATCTTCCGGAGGAAGACTGTTGGCAATCCCCAGATACTCAATGATCTCTTCTCGGGTCAGCAAACTCATAAGGCCGATATCTCTTTGACCGAGCGATCAACCAATTTGATCGAATGGAACTTGTGGGGTTTTATGGAAACATAGCCGTCATCCTGCAACCTGTGGACGATACGGTGAATATTCGCCTTTGACTTCATCTTCAAACCCTTGGCAATCACCTCGTACGAGGGCGCAATGCCATGAATACGAATGTATGCTTTTATGAAATCAAGGACAAGCTGTCTTCTCGGGGTCATTTACTTCGTAAATATTTGTTCTGGCGAACAAAACATTTTCTTTGGATGTTTAAACAAACACAGTTTAAACGCAAACACGAACGTTCGCAAGTCCTTTTGTGAAAATATATATACCCCCGGGGTCATGCGTTTTGGACATTGACGGGGGTGTGTTTGGATGCGAACGTTCGCAGAGATGGGGGAGAGGAAATAGGGGGAGTGGAATAGAGTGTATACGTGGGAGGGGGAGGTAAGCGGCACGTCTGGGGGGATGGGGTACGGCGGGGTCGCACCACGCCACGCATCGATGCCAGTACCGCCGATGACCGTTGATGGGCGAGACGTGTAAACGTGCTACGCCGCACACACTGCACCATGTCACACACTAGCCTTGCGTTCACGCACAAGCTTGAGGTGCATACCCAACTCACGTTTCAATTGCTCTGCTGTTACAACGTCAGGCTTCTCTGCATCGCCTTGTGTAAACAGACCTGCTGACTTACCCAACAACTCCAGTGCTTTTAGTTTCGTACCCTCTTGCTTGGCTTGTTTGCTATGTGCAACCAACTGTCTTAAAACATACCGTTGCGTTGCCGCGCGATCCTCTGAGAGATGCTCTGCGGTCTCCTCAAGTGCGTCTTGCACCATGACAGCGATCCTTGGATCGCGACTCAGCTTATATGCTGACGTGGTGATGCTTGCGTCAGTCCCTGCACTGTTTGGGTATGCATCCTTGTAGGCTTGTTTGTAGGTTTTCCCTTGGATAAGACCCTGAGCGAACAATGCCTGCGACACTGTTAGTGGTCTTACCCTTTGATGGTTGTCGCTCCCATGTGGTTTGCCATCTGCCCTTATGAGAGGTGCGTCAGCATGAGCCGCGAGCCGTTCACCTTCGGTTAGTTCGCCCAGCCCGTCATCATTATCATCCTGATAATCTTTATCATCCTGACTAGCAATCTCCAACGCCCTCAAATACTCTTCTTTTGACATCTTTTCCATTTTGATAATCCTCGCCTTTGACCCCGACACTGTACAAATCAACACCCTGACAGTTTATACAGTATTGTTCGCATTGTCCACAGGTTGTTCTTTGCCCTGTGCATAACCCAAAACTTATCCACAGGTTGTTCTTCACCACTGGATGTGCATACAGCAAATTGTCCACAGGTTACACCCAGCTTTGCCCACATAGTTATAAACATACCTCACAAGCTATCGTATTTGCATTTATGTGCATCCAATAGGTTTCAAAACCATGAAAAGTTTTAAGGGTTAACCCGATGATTACTGTATAAACGTACATGGCTCTAGAAAGGCTTTAAACACCCCTACAAGCGATTTTCCCCTTTTTGGCGGTCTACCCCTTGGCAAACCGTTTTCCCCGCCTTAAACGCCGTTTAAAGCGTTTTGTAATACTTTTCTATATTGTTTAATTTTTGATCGTCACGTAGTACTGTTTGCTTACATATATTATTAGCTATTAAGTACACAACACTCAGGACTGGTCTGCTCATATATAAATGCAGTCAACCTGACCGCCCAGCCAATAACCCTGCAAATCACTCGGGCTTTTATGCACTGCACTTGACATACCCGTTTAAACCTCAGAGCATAAGTCCTTGTATTTTTTTTTCACAAGGACTTACACCATGACCGCATCGCTCAAGTCAGTTATTGAAACCCTGTTAGCCCAAGGCTTCACCACAACCCAAGTCCGCGAGACCCTCGCGAATGAGTACTGGATCGACTCCTCAGTCGAACGTTTTCTGTCAACCATCTGAAAGCCAACCATGACCTATACCGAAATGAACCAAATCGCCGCCAATAAGTTTAAACACTACACGTTGACCGAATGCTGTCACGCCATCGCAGATATCAACGACACGCTGGTATTGCATGACCGCGACATGGGTCACCCTTACGTTGCAAAGCTTTACGCCGAACTGGATGCCGTGCGTGACCGCCAAATGGCATTGGTGAAAAAGGGTCTCGCAAAAGCTTAACTGATGAGCCGTGATGCGGCGAAACCCTCGCGAGAGGGTCTTAAGCAAACAACATGAAAGGCAAACCATGACACACAACACCCGCGAGGATTGGTTGACTGACGCTACCGCTCAGTTAAGACCCATCTTTGACCTGATCGGCAAACCCCTGCCCAAGCGCATTCGGGTTGCCACTGGTCACCCTCTGAATTTCAAACGCAATCGCCGCTTGGGTGACTGTCACGCCGCTGGTGACTCTGCTGACAAGTCAATTGAGATTTGCGTCTCGCCTACAGTCGCGAAACCCTTGGACGTGTTCACGGTGCTTTTGTCTCAGCTTTGCCGCGCAACCAGCGGGGCATTGTCGTACGGCACTGCATACGCCGCCGTTGCCACTGAAATGGGACTTGTCCCGACCAACACCGCAACCTTGGATGAGTGGAAAACCTGCAAGGGCAATGCCCAATTTGCAACTTTGTACGGCGACATGATCGCGGGTTTGGGTGACTACCCACACGCCGCATTGGGCGTGGCTGATACCCGCACCCAAGGCACAAGGATGCTCAAAGCCTATTGCCCAACGTGCGCGGCTGACAACCCCTCCAGCTACTACACCGTCAGGCTGACAAGTAAATGGGCGGCGATGGGTTTGCCATCATGCCCATTGGACAACACCGTTTTCACCCTCGAAACCATCTGAAAGGCTCACCATGACTGAAAAAGAAATCACCCTCGCGATCCTCTCCCTTGGACAAGGACGCATTGTTGGCGCATTTAAACAACTGCACCCAACCGACATTGTCCCCGCCGTGAACCCCAATGGGCATTGTGCCAAGGTGCTGGCACAAGGCGTGGTCAAAGGCTTTTTTAGCTTGGACGATATCAAATCCGCGCCTGTCCATGTCGCCACTGGTGCGGCGGTTGACCCCGCCATGTTCGATGCTATCGGGGCGGTTGCCAACCGTGCGGAGACCATCGCGCTGGAAGCCAAGGGCGAAGCCAGTAATGCCATTGCCAAGGCGCGGGATGCCATATTGGTTGCAAGCAACATGGCAGATCTCAATAAACGCGCACTGCTTGAATTCAGCGAAAAGCTACAGGCTGAGCGCGACATTGCAGTGAACGTCAACCCCGCGATTGTCGAGACCGCCGTCACCAAACTTATCGCCAAGGAATTCGATTCGTTTAAACGTGTCGTGGCTGATGCCAAGGCAGAGGAAACCATCGCCGACATGACCGCCGTCCACGTGGTTGCCCGTAGGTCTGCGCTGGACGTGTTTGGGTTCGATATCCGCGAACGCAACGGTGACCCTGTCATGGTTGACATTTGGAATCACCCAGCCGCGCCGTCCATCGATCCACACTGGGTTTGGTCAGAGAAAATTCTGCGGGCGATCCTGACCGTGCAGGGTACGCATGACAATTTGTTTTTTGGCGGTCAAAAGGGTACAGGCAAATCACAGACCGCAGAGCAATTCGCCGCCTATACAGGTCGTGCGTTTACACGGTTTCAATTCACCAAGCACACGTCAGCGTTCGACTTTATGGGCGCGGACGGCATGACCAAGGGCGACACGGTATTCAAAAAAGGCGCGGTCTTGGCGGGGTTGACAAGCCCAAGCACCGTGGTGTTGCTGGATGAGATCAGCATGACTGATGCAGGGGAATTGGCGGTGCTGAACGGTTTTCTTGAACCGAACCCATGCATCAGCTACGGCGGTCATGTGCATCGCCGTGCGGCTGGTGTACTAGTGTTTGGCGCGGACAACACGCTGACCAGTGGCGATGAGTCAGGCTTGTATGGCGGCACTCGCCGTTTAAACACCGCAACCGCCGAACGGTTTGCGTCAGTGATCAAGTTTGAGCATATGTCTCCCGCGATGGAGATCGAGATCGTGGTGCGCCGCACTGGTTGCCCCAAGGGATTGGCAACCCATGTGGTCAAAGCACTGAATACGTTCCGCGCCAAGGTTGAGTCGGGCGATATCGTGGACGCACCATCGATCAGGCAAACCATGTACTTCATCAAAAATCTGCGACTGATGACCGTTGAGGATGCATGGGCGGCGGCGATTGGTAACCGTCAACCGTCCGAATCGGCGGCGGCGGTGCAAGCAATCAAGACCGCTTGTATCAGCGATGAGACCATCGAAAAGTACTTGACTACCTAATAGTCCTTGTTTTAAAATTTCACTATCACTAGCAAAGGAAAGCCATGAAAACACTCAAAGGTTGGGAATTTCGCAAGGGCATCGAAGATGCCGCCCACAAGGTTGCGTCAACCCTCAAAATCAAAGTGACGGTGCGTTGGGAAAAAATTCCCACTGCTTGCGTTGACAGTCGCGGCAACATCACCCTGTGCGATGTTCGCGATGATGCGGTGA